TATAACCAACCCAACCGACCAATGGAGGTCAACATCATGAAGTACAACATTCAATTCGTATTCACAGGCACACGCCACGACGGCACTTTTTATCTTGCCAATACTGGAGACGCTGTGGTGAGAGTTTCCACTACAGCGCATCAAGATATTGCTAAGAGGTTTGCCAGTTTTGAGGAGGCTCTTGCTTTTGCAAAACGGCATACCAATAGCGAAAAGTACAACCCGTTTAGTGTCGGCACATGGACAGTCGTCCCAGCACCTACGAGGTACACAACATCAATAAAAATTGAAACCACCACAAGAGTCTCGTACGGCACCGAGTGCGTCTACCTCAAGTACGACGTCTTCACTGCCAAAGAATTGCCATGGCAGTGGAGTCAGTTGTCGTTGGACGACAAGTACAACCACGTCAACAATTACTGTCACTGGCACTCAGGCGAGTCTGACATCAGTGGTCAGAATGATTACTGGCTGGAGAACAACCCACAGGAACACGGCAACCAAGATGAGGTTGTCATAGAAGTAGTTGAGACATACCGATTAGAGGAGGAAATTTAAAATGTCTGCATCAACCATCACCGTCAAGCAACAGTCATTTGTGCGCTCGCTTTTACTGGAGCGCCTAGATGCACTTGAGATCACCGATCTTGACGAGTACATCAAGACACAGTCCATCAACACCCTCACGGGTCAAGGTGCGAGCAAACTCATTGAGGCTTTGAAGAGCATCCCTTGCTCCAAGAAGTCCGAGCATGCACACCTTCCCGAGGGGCGTGTCATCGCCAACCGATACGGCAACAAGTGCACCCTGTGCAACTCGTACGTGGAGGCTGGCGACGGCTGGGCAGTGCAGACCAGCGCAGGCTGGCGCACCTTCCACAGCGCTGGTCAGTGCGTCACAGTTGACGTCAGTGCTCCGAGCATTGAGGTCGAGAGTGGCAAGACCTATCTCCTTGAAGACGGCACCATCGCTGTTGCGTACACCACACAGAACGGGCGCCTTGCTTCACGTCGTCTCATCATTGATGAGGACGGCACAGGGCACCTTGAGTACTGGCAAGGTGGCGTCGCCAAGATCAAGGCGTACGGCGCTCTGCTCACGCAGGAGGAGGCGTCACGCATTGGTCGTCTGCATCGCTTCTGCGTCTCGTGCTGTCGTGACCTCACCGACGACCGCTCGTTGTCTGCTGGCTACGGTCAGACCTGCGCCTCTAACAATGGCTGGTGGTACCCCAGCCTCAAGGAGGCGAAAGAAATACTTCAGCGTGACATCACGCTCTGAGATCTAGGGGCATCACTCCCCCGAGACACGTCACCTGCTACTGCTCGGCAGGTGCGTGAGTTAAATGGGCAGGAGCGTCACCACTTCGGTGGTGGCGTCCTCAGAGGTCACCAGCGTCCTGCTGGTGGCTTCTGAGGGCGTAAGCCCGAGCACCAACCCAACCCATCAAGCCTTAGGAGGCACACAAAATGAATGCACACCGTTCTACCCTTGACTCGTTGCTCACGCAATTGCCACGAGTCGCCAACGCCATTGTCATTGATCAAGATCGTGCGAACCTCTCAGGTGCACATGACGCTGACCTTGACTTTGATCTGTCACTGCCACTGCTCCCATACCAGCGTGCTGGCGTCAAGTACATCCTTCAACACAAGCATGAGGGCATCGGTCACCGTGCACTGCTCGGTGATGAGGCTGGTCTCGGTAAGACTGCGCAATTAATCGCTGTGGCACTTCATGCGAAGCGCAACGGCAAGCGCTCGCTCATCGTGGTGCCCCCATCACTGCGTGAGAACTGGCGACGTGAGTTGTTGAAGTTCACTGCTGGCGAGTTGTCAGTTGAAGTCATCGCAGGTGCCAAGCCATACAAGTTGAGCAACGCTGACGTCATTGTCATCGGTGATGCCACGCTCGTCTCGTGGGCTGTAGCGCTCGGCAAGGTTGGCTTCGGCTCCTTGCTGGTTGATGAGTCACACCGTGCCAAGAACCCCCGTGCACAGCGCACCAAGGCTCTACAGGCGCTGGCTCTGACCATTGACAAGGATGGCTACATCGTTCTCGCTTCAGGCACTCCATGCCTCAACAAGCCACTAGAACTTGTCGCACAGTTAGACATCCTCGGTGTGCTGGCTCCTGTGTTCGGCTCTGCTGGCTCGTTCAAGTTTCGCTACTGCGATCCACAGCCAGTCAACATCGGACGTCGGATTGTCTACACATACAACGGTGCAAGTAACACCGCTGAGTTGCACGACAAGTTGCGTGGCACGGTGTACATCCGACGTCGCAAGTTGGACGTGCTCACTGAGTTGCCACCAAAGCGTCGTGCTCAACTGGCTATCGCATTGAGTGACGCAACGTTGCGTGAGTACAACCGCATTGAGGCAGATTTTCTCGCTTGGGTATTTGACAAGGGTGGACGTGAAGCAGTGCTCAAGGCAAGCAATGCCGAGACCATCACACGCCTCACAGCGCTCTTGCAGGAACTTGGCAAGGCAAAGGTGGAGGCAGGCATTGAGCATGTTGAGAGCCTCATTGACGGCGACCAGCCTGTTGTGGTGTTCGCTCACCACCGTGCAGTCATTGACTCATTCATCGCTGAGTGCGACAAGCGTGCTGAGACAGACCCACGCTGGCGTGCGGTCAAGGTTGTCGGTGGTCTTGGTGATGAAGCCAAGCAAAAGGCTGTAGACGCTTTCCGCTCGGGTGAAGCCAACATCTTCGTTGGCAACTACCAAGCCTCAGGTGTTGGTCTCACGCTCACCTCCAGTGGCGACAAGGCATGCACCCAGTGGGTGTCGTTGCAGTTGCCATGGGAGCCAAGCACACTCAGCCAAGCAGAAGATCGCATTCACCGCATCGGTCAGACTGAATCGGTCACCTGCTGGCACATCACAGCCGTCAAGAAGGACTCCAGCGAGACGCTGGACGGTCGCTTGTATGCACTGCTCAACCACAAGAGTGAAGTCGTCTCCAGCGTGCTGGATGGCTTCGCTAGTGACCTCGGTGCAGAGGCTGGTTCAATCATCGCTTCCCTACTTGAAGAGTGGGTCGGCTAACAATCTGAGGTGGTGCTCAGGACGTCACAGAGGCAACTCTGTGGCGTGCCATGGGCACTGCGGTGTGGGTCTTCCCCTTTCACAACACATCGCAGTGCTCATGGGACGCAAGTCCAAGCAACCAACTACTAATGCCTTAGGAGGCACCAATGGAATTATCACCTGAAGAAAAATTGAAAGCGCTGTACTGGCAACTGGACAGAGCGACTTACCGTTCCGCCAAAGCACAACGAGAATTAAACACATGGGAAGAAGAGATTGTTGCGCTCGTCAATCGCATCCTTCCTTTACGGGAACAACTATTAGCAACACCAACCAACGCCTAAGGAGGCAAACAAAATGAAGACCCATGTACTAGTCACAATCACACATCCCGACGAATACACTGCGGACGTGTTCATTGACAGCGCTATCAAAAGCGTGCTTCAGGACATCAACGCTGACTGCGAAGAAGGCTGGGGCGTCACCACGTCCAGTCCAAAAGCACTACAGGTCAAAGAACTCGCACTGGCTGTGGCATTGCGCTACCACCTGTCCGACTTTGACGGTGACAAAACATCCGACGAAACATTCTCCGCTATCGGAGAGAGTGAAGACATCGTGGTGTGGGAGCCATTTGAAAATTGGGAAAGTTACGAGATCACCAATTCAGTATGGAATCTCGCCCACGATATTGAGACAACATTTAATGAAGCCCTAGGTTTGGAGGAATCAGAATGAAATACACAATTGAAGTAACCGAGACAGTGAACCACTCATACGAAGTGGAGGCTGGATCGGAAGAGGAAGCGTTAGAGATTTACTACTCATACGACGACGACCAATTGAAAACACTTGACCAAGATGGAAGCATTTCATGGGACTCACCATGGGAAGTAAAGGAATCAGAATGAGCGCTACGCACACGCATTACTTTGTTGTCTCGTACAACTCATCAACCAGCAAATGGGAATGGGATACCGAAGCAGAAGAACTTCATTTCCACGAAGGCACCGTCGTCCACAACGAGACCAACGAGTGGGGTTACGCCTACCTCGGTGATGGTGAGTACATAGACAACGAGGACGAACTGTCCTCACAACTTGGCAACGCAATTGACTTGTTGAATTGCGGAATCATCCCATCAGACAGAATAATTAATGGAGGTATATAAAATGAGTGAACTCATCGGATATTTTGGGGTTGACAGTGGTCAGATCATTATCGGTGATCCTTGCTACCTAGACCAGTTCATCACGGAGGAGTTGTTCAGCGCCGACCTGCCACAGCCTTACCCGTACTCTTACAACGGTGCGTGCTCTGCAACGTGCTCTAAGAAGGGTGCTGGTGTGCTTGCTAATGGCAATGCAATCGCTGTGTCTACTGGCTATGGAGATGGCTCCTACCCCGTCTACATTGAGCGTGACCACAACGGTCGGATCATCGAGATCACAATCTCTTTTGATGGCTCACACGAGACCGACGAAGACGACTACGAAACCGACGAAGACGAATACTGAGCAATCAACCACGGGGCATCACGGGCGAGAGTCCGTGGTGCGCTCAGGGTGCATGGGGCTTTTGCCTCCTAAGTTCCAGTCCCCATGCACTCTGAGGGCACTTACTGCCCGAGCACCAATTAACCAACCAACAATGACCTAGGAGGTCACAGTGAAAACATCAACCCTTGAAGACATCCTTCAACACAAGACAGTGCTTGTTAAGCATGCACGAAAAATAATTAATGCAGACACCTACTGCAACGACATTGATGCGTGGGAGTCACTCATCATTGAAGACCAAGCCTTTGACTTCAACGTGTTCATATGGGAAGAAGACAACGGAGACGAAGTCACGCACGTCAGCGTGTACCCAGTTGAGTTCAAAGACTCCCAAGAATATGGCGATACCGACTACAGCACGTACTTACGACTGGTCACATTCAATCCCAAGACAGGCAAGATCACCGACGTATCAAACAACTCCGTGGAGGAAAAACAATGAAGAAGACAGCGCTAGACAAACTTAAAAATGGAGACATCGTTTCTCGTAAATATCGTGGAACCATCACTCGCCACGTTGTGACATCACGCACCAATTCAGGTACGCACTTTTGGGTGCGAGACCTCAAGTGGGGCGATGATGGCTACTACGACGAGAACCACGACCTCACCGAGCCAAAGTGGTTTGCTGTGGAATACATCAAGCGTGTTGAAGAGGAAGAAGTCGTGGCACGAGGTCAATCACAAGCCATCGGCGCTTGGGTAGAGGTCACATGGAATGACTCCTACAAGCCCGAGAGCCAGTACATCTCCTTCGGCACTGAAGAATACGAGGGCGAAGACGTCGTCTCTGACTCCTTTGGTATCGGAGACGATCAGATCTTCTACTACGCCACTGAGCAAGAGTGGTTTGACTTGAAGGACGGCATTGAACACAACGATGGCTGGAAGATCAACACATCAAAAATTAATTACAACATCACAATCGTTATCCAAGAAGGAGCACTGCAATGAATACCTACGAGAAGACAACCCATTTCCTAGAGCAGTTGGACATCAACGAACTGTCACAGAGCGCAGTGCTCAGTGCAGTCGCTGACTTCTTTGAACTGGTCATCTGTCCGCACGACAGGCAAGAAGCAGAGAACGTGGCTGGGAGGGCGCTCACTGAAGAAGAGTGGGCGACCCTTCAGATCGACATCTACTGGCTCTCTCTTGGCTGGTCGCATGATGCAGAGATCGCTTCTATCGCAGAAGCGTTGAACTCTCAAGGCATCTCCAGTTCCTATGTATCACCCTTTTGATAAATCACTAACCACTCAATGACCAAGGAGGTCAACATGAATACCGAAGTAGACATTGATGCTCTTGAAGAGCACCTGTGCGTTGAATGCAAAGAGACAGTAGACCCTGAAGGCAACGACGACAGTCGCTGGTCATCCGTCAAGGAGGACTACGTCTGTTACTCGTGCTATGAGAGTGACATCCAGTCATGCTCAACCATCCACCTCATTGAGGGTGACCTCGTAGTGAAGATCTACGTTGGCGACCTTGACATCTTCAATGAGTACGGAGACCCCGTTGACGGAGGTCTCAGGATCAGGCGTGAGTGGATCTCCAGCGATGGCTGGCGTGGGTACCACAACACAGTCATCACTGGCTGGGTTGACGTGCTCAGTGGCTGGACGACAGGTGGCTGGGGTGACCCAGTTGCTGACCGCAAGGCAAACTTCAATGAGTGGGCTGAGGCTTTACTCACCCAAGAGATATATCCACCCTGTTCAGTTGCTATCGTGACTGACCCAACATCCAACCTGTTTTCAACGGCGATCACTGTTCTCGTAAAAGAGAGAGACGTTAAGTCTTTCCGAGAATGGCTCTCCGACGAATACGACGACCTCAATTCATCACTTAGTTAGGAAAAACAAAATGTCAGAACCAATCAACCAACCACCACTGTGGTGTCGCAACGCTACTTGCAATGCCACGTACGAAGCCTTTGATGATGAAGGCGTATGCCAATCATGCGAGACGCACAACATTCTGCGTGAATGGAATGTCACTATTCAATTCCCAGTACTACATGCGTACACAGAAGCAGAAGCGCTCGCACGCTTTGCACATGCTGTTGGCAAAGACCCATCGAAAATATTCCAATACATCAACGCAGAAAGGGCATAGCCATGAGCAACTTGTTAAATATCAACATCGTCAAAACCGAGGTGGCGTCACTGCCGTACATCTTGGAGTTCACTAACGTCAATAATTCCCGATCCGAGAAGTACGCCTTTGAGAATTGGGACGGCGTGGTGGAGTTCATACAAGATCAGGGGCACTGGTGGCTCAACAATGTAGACATCAGCCCTTACACCAAGGCGTACTACCGTGGGCGCCTCAGTGCCTTCTACGACGCCCTTGATGGCTGGTACTGCCCGTCACCTCTCTCGGGTGAATGGGCTGGGGAGTCCATCCCTGAGTTGTTGGGCGACCTCATCAGGCAGGCAGAAGCCACCAGCGACGATGAGTTTGAAGACATAGACCCCAATGAGAAGTCCAGTGCTGTGCTTGACGCATACATCGCTGGCTACGACACATACTTTGTGAAGCATGCTCCCGACCTCATCGAGGTTGAAGAGTGAACACAATTGAATTCACCAACTGCATTTGGTGCGAGCAACCAGTAGACGGCATCCCACATGCAGGTGTGGATGTCAACACCACGCTCGGGCGTGTGTTCGGCTACGTATGCCGAGCATGCGACCGTGCGTTCTCAGACCAACCAACGTCCAAGGAGGACATTTAACATGAAAGTTACAGACTGGAGCAGGTGGCAACGTACAAAAGCACTCACTGCTGGAGCGTTGTTCGCTATTGGAATCATATTGATCGGTGGGCTGGAAGGCGTTGATTTTCCACCTACGACCTCATGGGGTCTGTTGTGTGGGATCTTTTCTGTGATCCTTTTCAAGAACGTGCTACGCCACGACCAACGCATCAACCCTGACCGCTACATCGTTGAAGAAGAGGAGTGGCAATAGTGGACGCATACCAACTCAAGCAATGGGAATCCATCAACGCTGAAATTGAAGAGAAGGGTGGGGTTGATGAACTTATGAAAGACCCCATCAAGGTAGAGGTACTTGATACCCCACAAGCAATTTTCAAGGCAGGTGCGAGCACCAAAGAGGCGCATGGCAAGACTTGGGTGTGCATGACAAACAACTTGCCCGATTACCTGCAACGGGAGATCATCGCCCGTGGGTTCACACCTACCTGCTACTACTTCATCGCCGTGCGTGAGCCAATCGGTGGTCAGGCTGGTGGAGGTGGGAATATTCAGTTCATCTGTAATCCCTACGCCCACGACGACGGGGTCTTCTTCCGTGTCACCGTCGGCTGTAGGCACACCATGGAAGGTACCCAACTGGGTAACTGCTACTGGTCATACAAATGCACCAAATGTGACTACCACTACAAAGTGGACTCAGGCGATTAATTAATTAATTTGCAATACCTGTAATCACGGGGATAGATTAATCCTCGTAACTCAACCAACCAACCAACCAAAGAAAGAGAATACAATGTCCGCAGAATCAGCAGAGGTGCTTAATACCTTCCAATTAATTGGCTTCACTGACCCGACCTATGGTCGTGGCAATGCATGGCACAACAACCCCGTGTTGCGTCAGCAACTCGGTATTGAAGACAACCACTATGCACACGCCATCCCAGTAGACGACGTATTACGTCGTCTCTTCAACTGGGAAGCCATTGAAGCGCCAGTGTTCGTAGGTGTCCCACACAATGGTGGCACTCGCTACATCGCTGACCCTGACCGCAAAGCAATCGTGCGCAGTGATGACGACACCGTCTTCAATGTGTTTAAGTCGGGATACCAAGTTCACTCCTACAAGAAGTGGCTCTTGGATACCGTGTCCAACATCATCGATGATGACAATCTCGCTATCGGCACCGCAGGTCTCTTGCGCAACGGTGGCAAGGCATACGTCACGGTGGAATTGCCCGACACGATCAAGACTCCGTCAGGCTTCAACGTCCGCCCACACTTGCTCGCATGCACCTCGCATGACGGCACGCTGTCAACCACCTACAAGGCAATTGCCACCATCGTGGTGTGCGACAACACCCTTGCTGGTGCTCTCGGTGAATCCACCGCACAGCACAAGGTGCGTCACAGCAAGCACAGCATCGGTCGCTTGCAGAACGTGCGTGATGCTCTTGGCATCGTGCATGAGTTCACTGATGACCTCGTGGCTGAGATTGAGCGCCTGTCTTCACAGGTGGTCACTGACAATGAGTTCCAAGCCATCATTGAGCAACTGATCCCTGTTGACCTCAGCATTGAGGTTCGCCCACAGGTGCAGGCTCGTGTGCAGAACAAGCGTGAACTCATCCGCCACATCTACAAGACAGATGAGCGTGTGAAGGACTGGACAGGAACCAAGTTGGGTGTGCTTCAAGCATTCAACACCTACCAGCATCACTTTGCAGGTACCGATGTCTCACGCTCGGAGCGCAACGCTTTGAACGCCATCATCGGCAAGGCAGAAGCCAGCGACCGTCTTGTGCTCAACACCATTGACCAACTGGTGTCTGCATGACAGACGCCAACGACCAGCAGGTCGTGGAGAAAGGGGGGGACGCCATGTCCCCCCCTTTTGACGAGCACGCATTTAGGTTCCCACAGCCTTTATACGTTGAACTGGGTGAGTGGCGTGATGAGGCTCTGTGCAAGAACTTTGGTAACAAAGGGTTCTACTCCATGAGCCTCAACTCCACTAAACTTGCCATCAAGTTGTGTAACCGATGCCCCGTGCGCATTGAGTGTTACAACTTTGCTATAAATAATCAAGAGAAACACGGCGTGTGGGGAGGGATCAACTTCTCCCCCAGTCGCAGTAAACCCAAAAACTAAAAAGACCCACCTTCACTGCGTCACTGCGGTGAGGGTGGGTCTTTTTTTTTGCTTTATTTCTTGTCGGTGATCTCTTCCAACAACTTTGGCTTGTCGAGGTTCTTCTTGCACATGTGCGATGGTGGGCTGGAGGGATTAACGAACAGGGTCACCTTCTGTCCACATGACTTGCATTCATAAATTCGTTTGGTCATCTCCGAGTACCTTCCATGGTCGCCACACTGCAAGAAAAGACATTATCTCCGACTTATCCCAAATAGGTGTTGAGGCGAGAACTTTTACTGGCTCAGGAAATTCCACCATCTGCCGAAGAGAATGTATGCGTTGCTTACTCACTCCCAATACGGAGGCAACCTCGGCAGTGCCAAGGATGTCATCTACTGGTAGTGCGCTATTGTTCATCATTTTATTTTAGGTGCTTTTTGTGCTTTATGTTTCTTTAGCCATGTCTCAGGGTGCAGGTACTTGTGGTTTTTAATACAGCCCCAACCAAAGTACGAAACCCTGTTCTTTTCTTTGTGCCCAAAGACCGTGATTCTGTTTGCGATGGTTATTTGCTCCGCCTTGGTGGCTTTGTCTGGTGTGGGGGCAAAGTCAGTACCACCAAAAGTTCTCCATGTACCAACGTAGATACCTAGCCCTCCTGCGTAGCGACCACCGTCTTTCCATCCACGCCTAGTGGCATCTGTTTCACAATGGGCGACGTCTTCCCAATATGCCACTGGCATTACTTTGCGAGTCTTTATCTGCAACTCAAGTTCGGTGTAAACGAGCGCAGGCTGTTTCTCTATGGATTGCTCGTGTACAAGTACTTCTACTGGTGAGGGTGTGTTTGGTCTTGATTGCTCGTGTACGGGTGTGTTAGTGGATGGGACAAAAAGTGTGGTGATTAAACCGATTTTTATGAGTAACAAAATTCCTCTTTCGCCGTCGGATAAAACAAAGCGCCCATACCAAGAGAGACGGGGGATGTCTCGGGGGTAAGCCTTGGTATGGGCGCTAGAACAAGTTTATACGGGTTATGAGAGCAAGCCAAACCTTATTGCGTCTAAATCTCCCAATGATTCGTGCATGTACGGAATAACATTCATATTCACATTCGGCAAACTATTGTTGTGAGCGTCTACACAAGAAGTGCAACGGCATCCTTGGCGGTACCTCACCCATGATCCATGTGCTCTCATGATAGAAGGCTTTGGTGAGGGGTTATTTAGCGCTCCACGCTCCTGTGGAGTGAGACCGCCCCACATTCCCCATGTTTCAAGTGGGGGCTTCTGAGAGTCTTCTAGGCATGTCTCCCATACTGGACAGCGACGGCATAGTTCTCGGGCAATTGAATAGTACTGCTCGGGGACGTCCGCATCCATTGGGGGGTACCAAAGATTATTGTTGCGTGTTCGGCATAAGGCTTCTAAGCGCCATTCAGTGTGCATCATTCTCCATTTAAAGATTCTTGTACTTAGTACACCCACCTGCTAGGGTGGCATGTATGGCAACCAAGACCAAGACCGACCGCACTGCGGAGGTAACCCAGCCCCTGTCCACCCTCGTCAACGAGCGTCTTCGCTTGAAGGCGGAACTTGATGATCTCGCAGAGCGCCTCAAAGCGCTCGATGAAATTGTTATTACCGAGTTCCAGTCCGCTGGCGTCAGCAAGGTTGAGACCGACCTTGGAAAACTGAATCTCATTCAGTCCAGCACCACGGTGTGGAATGAAGAAGTTCTTCAGGAGTACCTGAGCACGGCTCAATGGAACCGAGTATCGGTTCGCAAACTTGACAAGAGCAGGCTTGAAGCCGAACTCCTTGTTGGGCGTATTGAAGAAGGCGATGTCATCGGTGCCAAAGGCACCAAGCAGTCCAAGCCCTTCCTTCGCTAACGTCACAAGTCAACGCTCCGTTGGTCTATATCTGCTAACTGCAAGGTTCGCAGGTGTAGGGCAACGGAGTTGTTTGCATCATCTAGGACGTTCAGCACCACACGAAGAGCCTGCTCCAGTTTGATACGCATGGACTCTAACTCTTCTTGAAGTTTTGCTACCTCTTCTTGAAGTTCAGCATTAGTTTTTCTAGACATCTTGGCGCTCTACGCAGTCCCAACCACAGGCTCCGTATCCGATGGCGTCAACCCAATGGTCACGCTTCTCAGGAGACCACGTCAACCGAGATACTTTTAACAGCATCATCATTGCGGCTACATCATGTGGCTTTAATTCATAGTTCTGTCGTCGGTCAAAGATACGGCGGATGTAGGTAGTCCACATCTCTGCTGTCGTGGTGAAATCATCTATGGGGTCACCATAAGTGTCGTTCCTGTCTCCGTTGACAAGGCTGTCTGCTTCAGCAAGTACATCAGTACGGTTGTTTACTTGTTCTGTTTTTTTCATTGCAACTCTTTGGGGTAGTGGGTGGTGACCAAAAATGATGGTGGCTGTGTGTAGTCCCTGTTGTCTAAGAGACTTGGTTTTCTTGGCTTGGAGCCAATAGAAAGTTTCTCCATGCCGTGGTACTCATTGTGAACCTCAATGGCACGAGCAAAACCCAGCAGGTCAGGAACACGCCTTCCAGCAAAACCTTTATTCCATTCTTGTGTTCGGATAAATGCCTTGACTCCTACGTCCTCGTAGTCTCGGTAGTACTTGGGGTAGTCATCAATAGCCGCCCCTTCATCACGTACGTAAGTTTCCAAAATTACTTTTTCGTCACCAAAGTGCAGGCTGTCGGGAATAAACCCAAAGCCTTCTATCCAGTCAAGCGTTTGCTTGTAGGCGTATGGCTCTCGGTGAGTCATGATATGTATGCGCAGATCCATGGTGCGCAACTTTGCCCAACCTTCAACAGAGTTATGATATGGAAACTGTGAATTGAAGAGGTCGACTTCTTGTGTGGCTTCTTCTACCCATACTTCAAAGGTTTCTTTGTCCAATCCCCAATCTTCGTAGAAAAGCCAAGAAGATGGGTATGGCAAGTCTGTCCTGCCGAGACGTGCGGAGCAGTAATTACGAAATGCATGAACGAAGTCGTACAAGACGCCGTCCATGTCAATACCAACATCGGTAATCATTTGTTTAGCGCTCCCACAATCTCTCGTGCTTCATGATGGTTGGCGCATAATGCAACGTAGTCGTAGTCAAGAGAGCCGAGGCGCACTGACCGCACAACTAGGTACGCACCATCAGGCATGCGCACAATCCCATAGTCGCAATCGCTGTTGGCGATATCAATATTCTCAGACCCTTCTCGGTAGGTGTCCGTAGATGTTGCACGGGCGTAAGCGCCCTTCATTTCATCAAAATCCATTTATGCTCCTTTAGTAAATCCTGTGAATTCTACGAGCACTTATTGACAACTGTCAATCAATCAGACGATAAATCAATAATTTCTGCGTACAAGTTATTTGTTCCTTCTTCGCTAAGACCCCCGTTAGGAAGCATGCGTGCTTGTTCTCCTGCTTTAGCACCAAACAAACGAGACAACACTCCCGACGATCCACGGGCTTCAACCTCAAAACGAACGAGGTCACGGTTATCAGAAATGTTCTTTAGTTTTTCTACCATGGTGAACACCCTGTCCATCTCTGTAGACAATGTGCTGTCAATGCCTTGACCTTCTAGTTCTTCAGCGAACCTAGCGAACATCACACGACCTACTTGCATCTCCACCATGGCTCTCATAGCAGCATTAAGTTGATCTTTGGTGCGGATCTCAATAGGCAAAGAAAACGCACACTCAGAATTCTCTTGAAACTGCGGACAACGGCTTGCCAAGTAACAATGATTGCATTGACGTAATGGGTCTGCGTTGTAGCGCAAAACGTTTACACGTTCAGGGTCAATTTCTATTGATTCTCCTGAGTTTTCTGCATCATGTGAACCAAAAGAAGTGATCGTTTCAACACCCATAACTGGTAACAATGTTCTGTCACTTGGGTGCCGTTTCTCAGGGATGTTAGTAACAATGTTTGACCCCCTAGAAACCGGAGATAGCACATTATCGGTACCCCCCGAAATCATAATGTTTTGGGCATCTTCAGAGTTAGAAAACTCTTGCTCGTCATCATCTTTCATAAGGTCATAGCCCCCAAAATTCTTTGTCTCCCATGCTTGCCACGACCTAATAGAAAGAAGCGCTACTGCATTTACTTCATCATCCATAACAGCGTCAAAGTTGATACCAAGACGTGTGATGTCATTTCTGTGTCGTCGTCTAGCGCTCTCTTTTTGCTGTGCTGGGTATCGGTGAAGTGTGTGACCGTCCCATACCTGCGTTTCCCCGTAGCGGATGGCGCTAGACCATGAACCCACTACAACAGACTCCCATGGCATCTTCTCGATGAGGTCGGGCTTAGACGTCATCCCAATAAGTTGTGACTGCCACCTCATGGATATCTGACCGATACGAGCCATGTTCTTTCCCGTAATTGCTTTGTCTGATATGGCAACCATCGGGTATTTCTGACAAAGCCATGTCAGTCTTTCTAAGTCCGATTCATCATTCCAAATGGGGACGTACTTCTCCCCCATCCATGCACCGTCATAGTCAGGGCGACCAATCACATAAGTCAAACTATCTATGTGATCACGCACAAAAGAATCGTAACGAGCAAGATCTTCGTCTCCCTCTGAGGTGTACAAAACTATTTCATTGTTCTGAAACACCTGTGCGAGATCAAGAGCCTTTTTCTTGGGGATGGGAAAGTGGGTGAGGTTGATACCAAACCTCTCTACGCCAGCCCCAAGAAGGATTGAACGATGTGAGCCTTTCTCGGCTCCGCCAAAAAAGACTTTCACTACCAGCCGTGTTTACGCCATTGAGAAGGAGAGTGCGATTCTTCTACGGCGTCTTGGTGCTCGGGGCTGCCATAAAGTCTGAGCATGTGCATGCAGGACGCTTCGCCGTGCTCATCAAACTCGTCGGCTTCTTCTTCTGACATGGGGAATCCGTCATGGGTTTCACAAATTGGAGGTCCGCACCATCCTTTTGTCATCCCAAAAAGCATCCATTCAGTAAACGTTGTCTCATCTGTAAATTCCATGTCGCTAATCTTTCCATGCCCTTTCGGCTTTGGCAAGCGCTTGGGCATCAAGTTCTTTAGAAATTTCGCCCCAACCTTTGATCCCTCGTGACTGTTGCCATTCGGGTCGGGCAATTTGTGGGATAGATACGAGGAGGGATGAGATTCCTTCATGGATGGTCTTGGCAATCGTGGAGGGATCAATGTCGACGAACCAGTCGACTCTTCCATATCCTGCTTGGATAGAACGAACACGTTCCAGTTTGGCATCGGCATCTGTTTCATGGGTGATATCTAGCGATCCAGCCTTGTAGCCTTCACGCTTTAACCATTCCATCAATATTGGTGTTTTGTGTTTTTCTATTCCAGTTCCAAGAATACATATGCGTCCTTGGTATTGAGTAAAAAACATGTTCCATAATTTTCGACTTTCTAATACGGGTTGACGAGCGCCGAGTTCATCCCCCGAATGTGCGAGCACATCGAGAGCAATGACTATCATTTGCCGTACATACCCATTGCGATTCGTTCTTGTTCTGCTACCCACGACCCCACAGGGCAGTACATGCAGAGGTATTGGCGTTTATCAGGTGCTACCCCAATCTTGCGACCGATTGTTTTACCTTCTGTGCACCAGTCAATGCATCCTTGCTTGGGGCGATCATGTTTGTTGTAGCACTTCAGTGCATCAACCTTTAACTCGTCACGGAAGTCACGTATATAGACGTCTTGTTCTTTTAGTTCGTTTTTGAGCGCCGTTTCAATATCAAGTTTTTTAGCGGTCTCAGGGTCAGTGCGATAGATGAGCGCTTTACAATTCTCGGGGTCGGGAATTTGGGCGTTATGACGATCACAGAGTTCAATCAACTCTTGGTCATATTCCGCAGGACCATCGTATGGACGCATTTTGTACATGACTCCATGAGTCTTGCAAACTAATAAACGATCAAAGCCAGTTTCAGCCATTTGGTACTCCTAGTGTGTTTGTAGGAATACTAGCACTAATTAAATTAGTGAAACATCCCATCGGGTGCATCTGCGATAGCAGGGCGCTCCATGATGCTGTACATCTCTCCTGTTGGGAAAGGTGCCTTGAGTGACGCCATACGGTAAGTAGCGTGTGTGGGGTCAACGTCTCCACCACGGTCAGGGGTGAGAGACTTGAACATCCCGTCACGGGCGCCAAGGCGCAAGTCATTGTTCATTGAGCGTGTGTCATTTACTGCCATATCAATCTCTATTCTATCAGTTAAGTGAATGTGTCATCGAGCAACCCCGGTGCTGGGGGTTGAGGGGAATTACTAGAATCTCGTGATGAGCCTCTACGGCGACCTTGCCTATTTGCAACAGCCTCACCAGCACGACGTGCAACCCTTCCAACAATACTTGGTTTACCCGTATTGTTGTCGCCTTCGTTGTCTTCATACATATTTTCAAACCACCCTTTACCCTCGGCTGTGGTGGGTTCAGAGGTGGAAGAACCGTTAGTTCCTTGAGGATCGTCAGCGTTGAAATTACCTTTTGGCAATAACTTAGAGGCTTGAGAAAGTTTAGCATTGGAATCTATTAATTGAACTTTTTGAATTTTTTCAGGAGCAAATGCGGATAACACTTGGTTTATAGGGTTAATAATGGAACCCTGTGTGTTGCGTTGCAAAACAGGTGGGCGACCGCCAAAATTCTGTTGAACTCCTGCGTTAGGTGGTTGGAACCTATTTTGTGCAGGAGCCTGCCCACGAAAAATCTGTCCTTGTTTGTAAGGGACACTACTCACACGGGTAAAACTATTTGAAGTGTTTGATTCCCCTGAAATTTGAGGATTGAAATTGTTAGCCATTATGCTCCCAAACTTTGCATAGAGTAACGGCTAGAGCCTTCCCAACTGTCATCCACAAAACCATTGCGAAACATCACTGGAGCGCCTGACAACCATGAGCGGTTTGTAGGAAGGTTACGGTCGATAGTTAGTACATCCATAATGCTCAAACTTTGTTTAGAAAATCCAAGTCTCTGTGGCATCAATTGCTGTGGTGAAGATGGGCGAATATTCCTAATAGTCTCAGGGTCAGAAATAGCAGACATCAATGCTTGGTCAACAAGCATCTCTGAATGGTTCTGATTGGGCTTATAGGGATACTGAGGCATTATTTACTCTTCTTCTTTTTTTGTTGTATTAAAATGCTCTTCAAGACGTTCCTGTGCGCCCCTGTCATATCTTGTAAGTTGGGCTATACGATGATTTGCAACATCAATACGGGCTTTGGTTACCGAAGAACTAAACAAAGGGTAACGAATTTTTTGTGACTGACGGTCTACACGACCAGCACCATTGGGGCGGCGTATACCACGAGCCATGATTAATAGATCCGTTCTTTAGAAGAGGGTGTGTGTGGGTTCTTCTTACCTGAAGAGCCTGTTTTTTTATCATTAATCTTTTTAGAGTCAACTGGTTTAGCAATTACTTTTTTAGGCGTTGGCTTGGACTCATCTTTTGATGGCTTGTTGTAGTCGTATTGTTTTTTATGAGGTGCATCCCTTGAAGTTTCTTGATCTTTTTTAGGATCACCTTTTTTAGGGTAGGGCGAATGAATATCCTTATCTTTTTTTGAAATATGAATCCACTCATTCGTTTTTTTAAAAGGGGCATGATACTCATCCCTTGAAGGTTTTTGATCTTTTTTAGTTTTGTCTTGCTTTTCTTCAGACTCTGTTGGTGCCATTGTTTTTTTTGAAAACTTCCCACCAAAATCTTTACGAGGAGCAGGACTCCACTCATTCTTTGAAGTTTTTTTCTTAGGTTCCATGATTCTCCTTACGAATCTTTCCGTGCTACTTGGATACGCTCCATAGAGGATTCTGCGTAGTGACCTTTTGCTTTTTTAGCGGTTTCTTTCAAGTGCTTAATACGCACCTGCTTACCATAATATGGTGATGAGTCATCATCATGGACAAGTTGATCCAATGGGAATGACTCATGATCACCTGTAGCCCAGTCCATACCTACTTGGTACCCTGTGGCATCTTTTGTCAAACTGTGGACATCGGTGTATCCATAGTTGTTACGATCTCGACCAACCTTGCGGTTGGGATGGTGTGCGGTGTTTTCGCCTCTAGCCATTGTTAGTTGCCTTTCACTTAGCCTTGGTAACGACCATAGTCGTAGCCGTCAGTGTATTCTGGAGCATTAGTGCTTGGGTACATCAAAGGAAGTTGGTTATCCCGAGCAGACTCTAGTCCCTCTTTAAAGTGGTCTACACGGTTGACTTTAGACGGTTCAAACATCCGTTTATAATCTTCTTTGGCTTGCTCGTAACGATCTTTATCCATACAAACATTTTACCAGTTATCGCCAACGTGGAGCGAGAGATTTAAGCATAGAGCGACGTTCAGGGCTGATCTCCTGTGCATCTTCCCAACTAGTTTGAGGGCTAGGGATGCCTCGTGGACCGACTTTGCCATCATTGGTGAGGCGTACAGGTTCGGCTCCTACAGGGGCAAACTTTTTACCTTTTGCTTGAAGTTCAAGAGCAGTATAAAGATTGAATTCATCAGGCCAAATGTAGTCGCCAGCATTGATGCGTTCGCCTTTGTGTACGCCACGGCTGTACTGCCGTGCATTCATACGACTTAGGGTGCCGAGAACCTTGTCTTGACGGCGGTTAGCCGACATGGTGCCAAGATAGCCATCAGGGTACTGGGCATCAGGGCTATTACGGTACCCCGTAAGCATCTGATCTTTAGCGTTACGAAATACTGGAGCAGGACCGTACGTTACGGCGGTGCCCCCAACTCCTTCAGGGTTATTATTCCACTGGTTAAAGGTTTGAGTTTGTTGACTCATTAGCCCCAAGCACTTCCTGCATTACCTGAAGGAGACATAAGCCCACCCTGTCCACCACCTACGTTTGAGATAGGGCGCATTGATCGCTGAACAGCACGCTTGCGTGCATAGCGTTGCTGTGTGCGTGAACGGTAAGGCTTACGTGTTGACATTAATTAATCAAAAATTGATGGTTGAGGGGCGCCAATTCCACTACCTTCAGGTTTAACACCTTTACGAGCAGTTTTACGAGCATGGTGACGAGCACCCATTTTGGTTTTAAACCCAACGTTGCCAGTTGCAACAGTGCCTTCATCGTAATCAATAATGCTTGGGTGGTAGCCAACAGAAGACTTGATTGCACCAACCGCCATATTACTTCCCCATGGAGCACCTAAACCGCTATATGGTTTAGAGTTTTCATTTTGATGGTTAAACCCTCGTGGGTTTTCGTGCAGTTGCTCCATTTTGTCACTGCCCCATTCAACGATAGGAAGACCAAAAGCCGTAGATCTGTTACTGCCAAAAATGCTTCCTTTACGACCACTCTCATGATGTGAACGGTCATCATCGTATTGCCCTCGGTGCGTAATCATCGTGCCTCACTTAAGTAATGGTCGGAAGGAAATAGCGGAAATAGTTTCTCCGTTTTCACCTTCAATATCGTCAAAACCAATTATAAACGATAAATCGATGCCACGGGGAGCAACAAATCCACGGGAAATTGCTGCCGCTTTAGCGGCTTGGTTTACAGCAGATGCACCAATAGCACGCATTTTAGGTAACTGACCTTGGTTAATTGCACGAGCCATGATTGAACCAACCGACTGTGGGTTACTGGACCCCGACACTTTTAGGACGTCGTCAATTGTGGTATTTAATTCTTGTGACATATAGGAACTCCTTGTAGAAAGATTGTCCCTTTATTTTACGAGTAATCGGCTTCCTGTAGCAGGTCAACTAGGTCGCCTAATCTCATCACAACATACGTATCATCCAACGCTTTTTCGCCTTTACCAGCACGTTTGACGACTAGAACGGGAAGCGCCCCATTAAGACGTTCAGCCTGCTCCACAGTGTCATTCAACCACTGGCTCAATTGGAACTGCTTTTGGTTCTTGCACTGCACGGCTACTTTTCGGAGGGTAGATCGACGAGCAAGACCATTGATGTCTCCCGTGTCATTACCCCCCGATAAAGCAGGGCGGTGGGCGTGTATAAAACCTTTAGAAATTAAATAGTCTCTGATAAGTACCTCAAATGAGGTTCCTTTTGCTTTTGCTTTATTTCCCATTTTGCCTATTCTTTGGATAATGGACTGTGGCGTACCCTTCAAGGATGTTGCCCCGTTCACGCAAGTCACGACAATATGCCATCCACGCTTCTTTAGAGGCTTCGTCCATTTTCCCCCATGTGGTAAAAACGATACCTATTTCAGGGTTACTCCCTATTGCCACGGATTTCAATCCAAAACTGTTTTAGATTCCAACCAATACCAACACAGATAAGCATAAGCACAATAAAAACGTTAATCACCCCTTTAAGATGTTTTGTAATCGTAATCGTCAAGTATTCTTTGAACCCAATAAATAAGGTCCGTAACGACCTTACGTACTCCTTGAAAAGCAAAATAATAAATAGTAAATATGAAAAAACTGTTAAAAGACAACACTATCCCTATCTACTTACTTTGTATGTAGCACCCGTAAAAGACGTCAACTTATACCTAAGTTCTTCATTTTCTTTTTCTAAATCCTGACAACGCTGTACCCAAAACTTAATGACACGGCGTTGTTCTTGGAGGGTCTCATCCACTGACAGGTCAGGCATATGGCTCATGGGTTGAACCTTGCGTTACGGCGCTCCTGAGGAGCAAGACCAATGCGACGGCTAAGTTCACGGCTTAACACTTGAGCGCCACGTTCACAGCGCTCAAAGACAGATTCAACTAGTTTGCGGTATGCCCGTGATTCCGAGTAGGCATTGCGAGCGTTAATAACTGACATATCAACATCTCGTTTAGCCTTGGCAAGAGTTACGGTGTCACCTTTGGTCTTATCATTCCACTGACCAATGAGAGTCAATGACTCAGTGACACGCATGTCATTCTCTGCTCGTTCTTCTGCAATCTCCGCCTGTACGTACTCCGCTTTAGCGTAAGACACCCACGCCATAAACTCGTTATAGAGCGCCATCAATCTGCTGTCGGACAATTCGTCGAGAAGGGCGGGGATCGTTGGAATCTCCATCGGTGGTCGTGATGGTAGGTCGAACTTCTGCTTGAAATTTGTCATCACCTGATCCGTCGGACGACTTTGTATTACTCTCATTCCAACACTCCGTTTTAAAGGGACATGCCTTGCATATCCGATGCTCTTGTGACAACCACACTGGGCGGTTGGGGGGGACTTGTTCTTCTAATGC